CCCCATACGGCACAAGGCTGAGAACGAACGCGCCGGATTCGTCATACGGCGACTGCTCAAAATGGTCATATAGCTCGACCACGGGGCGCTTCGCGGCCAATTCTGCCGCTCGGATAATCGGAGGACGATCAGGCAACGGATACATCAGCCACCGCGCCCTTCCTTGAGCGCGATCGGCAATGCCTGGGCGAGAAAGCCTTCGTCGTCGCCCTTCATCAGCGCGTCGAGCCCGAGATTGCCGGCGTCGCGCTGATCGAAGAAGTTCCAGCGCGATCCGCCGGTAGCGACGGGCGCGGGCGGAGGGTTTTCGCGTTCGTAAGCGGCCATCGCGATCTCGTGATCGGCGACGCCGCGCTTCTCCATGAACGCCTCGATCTTCTCAACGCCCTCGTCGCTGTAGCCGGCCTCACGGAGCTTGCGGCGGCCAGTAAGCCATTCGCGCTCCATGTTGCCCTTGGCTTCAGCAGCCTGGCGCTCCTCGCGATCCTTGCGCTGCTCATCGAGGAAGGCATCGAGCTTTGACGTGATTTCGCCCTTGAACTGTTCGTTCTCGTCCCGAATGCGGGGCTCGACCCCAGCCATCTCGGGAGCGCCGATCAACACGGCTTTTTGGAGGAGCTTCTTCGCTTCCTCGCTCTTGCCGATCTTTTCCAGCACCGTTTTGTGGCGCTGCCACTCGGCGTAATCGTTCTCGTCGATTTCGGGCATCGCGGGCTACCTCTTGCCCCCGGCATTCGGGACGTGCGAGATGCCCATCTGCCCCGACTTCGATGGCGTCGGGATGTGGCTGGTACGACCGCCCATGTCGAGCTGCTCGAACGGGACGCGCACGATCTGCTCGTCCTTTTTGGGGAGGCTTTTCGTGGGATCGCGGAAGATATCGACCATTGATCGGCTCCGGTTATGCCGCCTGCAGCTGGGCGGGCGGCTGTGCTGGTTGTGGAGGTTGTCCGGCGGGCTGTGCGGCGCGCATCGCGGCCACCTGCGGCCCCATTTGGCGCTGCTGCATTAAACTGCGCTGCGCCTCGGACATCTTGACGCCCTCGCTGACTCCGCCAGGGGGCATGAATTTCACCATCTTGTTCAAGCCTTCGCGGAAGGCGATTGCGGCTTCCGATCCTGCCGGAAGCACGCCCGCGATCATCCCCAACGCCTGAAGATGTACCGCTGCCCTAGCGAGCGCCGCTGCCTCGATCCCGCGATTCGGGGTCGGCATGGTCGCGCCACCGGCACCGCCCGCAGGCTGCTCCTGCGGCGGTTGTCCCGGCATCGGCGGGGTGGCACCGCCTTGCGGCGGTGCTCCCGTATTGGTCATGCCTTCGGGCATGGCCGCCGGTGCGGAATCTGTTTTTTGGACGGTTTCCGCGTGTAGCGCATGCTACTTCCGGCGATGACGCCGCTTGCCGCGATAGCGAACAGGCATTGGATTCCTCCATTTCCAGGTTGAGACCCCCGTAGCATCCACGCCCCTAAAGAGCGGAGAAATGTCAACGCTACGGACAGATATTACTAGGGGCGTCCACTTGGACGGACACAACACGCTTGATTAGTTCAAAAACCCGCGCTATAGACGCTCCTTGATGGATTTATCTGGTTCTGAAACTTATCTGACGCCAAAGCAGGTAGCCGAGGATCTACAGACCTCAGAACGAACGCTCTGGGTTTGGCGTCAAGCGAAGAGAGGCCCCGCCTTCATACGGCGGGCTGGCCGCATCTATTATTCGGAAACAGCCGTGCGGGATTGGTGGAAGAATGGGGAGCCGCCCAACGGCCACGCCGCATGAACCGCCTGGATTATTTCACCGAAACCAACCTTCTATCCCCGGTAGGCGGCGGTCTCCCCGAGATCATCGAGATCGAGCCGGTGCATAATTGCAATTTCCGCTGCATCATGTGCCACGTCCCCTACGAAGTCGAACTCACGAAGACCGCCATCGACGTTGACGCGATTGCGCGGTCGCTGACGCCCGGGTTCGCCGGTCGGTGGGCCATCGTCGGGGCAAGCCATGAACCGGCGTTTCATCCCCGGTTTGCCGACCTGATAGCGATCCTGACCGACGCTGGGATGAAGATCGACCTCACCACAAACGGGTCACTTTTCAGCGACAAATTGATCGATCAGGTTCGCTACGGCAATTTCCGCAATATCACCGTGTCGTTTGATGGTGCCCGGAAAGAGACCTACGAGCGCATCCGCCAGCAAGCGAATTTCGATCAAGTCCTGCGCCGTGTTTTGGCGCTACGTGAGGCTGTCGGCAACGACAAGACGTGCTGGATCATAAACTACACGACACTGCGCAGCAACATTGACGAGATCATCGAAGCCGTCGAGATGTGGGATAGGTATGGGTTCGATCATGTCGGCATCATTGCGATGGTGCTGCGCCATGATGTCGAGATTTTGCAGGATGAGACCCTTGACCCGGTAGTTGATCGGTTTCGGGCGTCGGTTCATGCTGCCGCTGAACACATCGTTTCCGGCAGGCTCCGCATAACGATGAGTTCGTCGGTCGTCGGCGAGGTCAAGTCCGATCACCCGGACGCGCTCCTGCCGTTCAATCCGCGACCCTATTTCCAACTGCGGGCGCACCCCGACGTGCTGGTGCCGTGCTCCTCTCCCTACACCTACGTGCGAATTACGTTTCACGGACAGGTCATGCTCTGCCACCGCATCTGGGTCGGCGACATCAACCAGGAGACGTTGACCGACATCTGGAACGGGAATAACGCACAAGCCGCCCGCGCGGCAGTCAAGACATCGACCGACACCTGCAACGCCTGCGACTTCTATAAATTCTGTCTCAACGCCGCCGCCATCGACCCCGCTGATCCGGCAAACCAGATCAGCGACCGGCTGCGGCAAGAAAGGATCGCGAGATGAGCAGCGCCAACTTCGTTAAGCGTTTTGATGATATTTCGGATTTGGCCGCACTGGGGAATGCCTGCGAGGCATTACACGCCAAAGGTGCCACTTGGCTCCGGGCAACGCCTTTACCGAAGATTTCCGCGCAAACCTATGTGATCGAGGGCTGGCGTGTACGGCCTGACGACAATCCATTGCCGCCGACTGCCTTCACACCAGACCACGGGCTTGACGACTCAGCCCACTAGCCTCGGCCCCGACTTCTTCCCGCCGCCATGCTCGAAAAATTCCGGGTGGGTTTCCATAAGCTGCTTCTGAGCGGCTTCCTTTTCCTTCAGCCGGGCGATCAGCACGTCCTTATGCGCGAATGGCAACTGCTCGATTGCGCTCTCGCCGGTCACGATCCCTGACTTGACGCCCCACGCCAGCAGTTGCGCGTTGTCGTCGTGATAGATTGGGCTGCCGCTGTGGCTGTCCACCGAGATCCGACGATCCTCCGGCAACAGGGCCAATGTAAAATCTGTCATCTCATCATTCGGGTTCGTCCAATACGCCTTCGCGTTCTTGGCCTGATAGAACGACAGCGTGATATCGAGCGCCGCCGCGCATTGCCGTTCAACGAGTAGCGAACGATCCCGTAGGCGGGGGCTCCCGGTCTTCATCAGCGTATCGGCATGGACGCCGGCTCGAACCCCCGGCTCCCCCTGTCCCGACATGATCGGCGGAAAGCCGGAAACCATGTTCATCAACTGGATGATCTCGCTAATCATCGGAATAAGTTGCGGCGGCATCGGCGGCGTCAAATCGCTGACACTTGCCCCCTGCGGCAACCCGATGAACCCACTATTCCGCATCGACGTGACAAGTTCATCCGTGTTCCCATCGTACCCCGGAAACGCGAGAACCTTGTCGATCGCCAGCCCCATCAGCCGGCGCGCGTCGCCCAGATGCTCGCTCAACCAGTCCTGCAACATCACGAGATCGACGATCTCCGACCGCCCCCAAAAGTAGCCCGGGAGATAGTTCGGCTGGATCAGCGTGTACGGCTGCACCTCGGGAGCAAAGAGATTCATCCGCTTCATGCCCGGGCGCGGGGCCACGATGATGTCAGGCTCAAACCATTGGATCGTCGTCCAGTCCTCACCGGGCCGATTATCGTCCTTCACCCACAACTCGTGCATCGGGTAAAGGTCCACCGCCACCATCGGGGCGAGGGGGGCATAGTTAGGACCGTTGGTAAGCTGCACGATGCCGCCCGGCCGCCCCGCGCCTTGCGTCCCGCCCGTGGTGCTCAACACCGAAGTCGAGAGTACCTGGTGCATGAAGCTGACCGACGCTCCCGATCCCTCTTCCTTCTTCGAGTTCCCGATGATCCGGTTGAACAGCTTTTCCGGTTCCGGGAGATAGCGAATCCGCCGCCAAACCTCGTGCCGGTTCAGCCAAACGGTTTCGACGAAGGCTTCCTGGTCGGCGAGATCGTTTACCCCCTCGTTATAGACACCGAACTGCCACGGCATGACAAGCCGCGCGCCCTTGTATTCGGCGTTCCCCTCGCTGTCCCGAATGCAGACCTGTTTGAGCAGGCACCCGGCATAGGTCAGCGCCTCTTTGACGCCGTGCCCAAACAGTAGATCGACGTTCTGTGCCTCCCATGCCCGCGATACGATCCGCGCAGCAACAGCGCCCTTGTCGAGCCATTCCTTCGGTTGGAGGCTTTCGTAATCCACCGCCGCCCGCAATTCGCTCGGGCTGAACAGATGCGCGGCGAGGCGGTCGGTATGGGAATAGAGAAGATTGCACAGCGCAAGACCGGCATTGTCACCCGCTGGCGCTTGTCCGGTCTCGACCCACTGCCCGTATTGGCGATATGCAGCCGCGCGCTGGTTCTGGCTGACCTGGCAATCCGTGGTCGTATTGAGCGCGAATTGCACAAGGTCTTTCTCGTTCGTGGTCGGAATCCTCATGTGGGCATAACCTTCCCAACTAATGCTTGGCGATCTGTCCCGCGCGGATCATCGATGTCGCCCGCGCACTATGGTCCCTTGTCGCCGCTGATACAAACGGCGCGTTCATCCCCCCGCCGCCACCGAGCGCATCCCGCGCCGTCGCTCCCTCGAAACTCTGAAATCCTGCCCCGGGCACCTGCACCGGCCTATTGACCACGGCGTTGTCGCCCTCGCGCATCGAGGACGGGTCTTTCATGTCGGTGATCTTGAGGCCCGACCGCATCTCGGCGACCTGATTACGCTGGAATTCCCGCAGGACAGCCGGATCGCCCTCGAATGGGGACTCCCGATCCTCCTTGCGGTAGGCGTCTTCCAACTGACCCGCCGCGTCGTTGGCGCGGGCGATCGACGCCTCCTCGGTCGCCCGGTAGGTCTGATCGATCGACTTGGCGTAGTTGCTCTTGGCGATGCCGGGCGCCTGCGGGACGAACACCTCTTCGGGCGGCTCGTCCTCGGACACCCAGGCGTTGCAGAGCGTACAGCGATCCGGCGGCGGGCTGTCGCTCGGATGATGAAGCCAGCGGAACGTGCCGCCGCAGTCGGGGCACCTATAGTGGACGAAACGGGCCATTACCACCGCCTCCCCGCTTGCGGTCGCCGAGACCCCGCGCGCCACGCCGATCGTGCCGCCGCACTCTGCATCTGCAACCTCACCCGCTCCTTGACCGCGAAGAAGTCCGTCAGCTTGTTACGCTGAAAGATCGTCCATTGATCCTCGATCGACAAGGACCGCTTCGCGCGCTCCGCTTCCTTGGTCCGGTTTCCCGAGATCATCGGGCGGCGGGCGCGCTCGTCCCACGCCCGGATGCCTAGCGCCGCCGCGAACGTCCGGTCGTCCCGATTGAAGTTCTCCGCCCCGATGGAATCGCCGTCGCGAGTGATCGTCCGCATCTCCTCCAGCATTTCCATCGAACGCACAAGAAACGCGCCGTTGTGGAAATAGTTGCGGCACGCCTCCATGATCTGCACTTTGTTCTGCTCGTTCGTCTTCCACTGCCATGACTGCCCGGCGACCATCGAGTCTGATCGCGTATAGATATACTTCTGCGCGTTCTGAAAGATGTCCGCGATGCCTTTTTCACGGGCTGCTGTGCGCAGATACCCCTGGCGCACGATGTTCTCGGTAGACTGAAACTGCCGCCACACTTCCTCGCCCGGGCCGTTGATCTCCATGATGAAATAGACCCGGCATCCGGTTCGCGTCGAGCCGTAATAGCCGATCAGGGTCCATAGGAGCCACGCGAACTGGTGCGGCTGGATCGTTGCCGAGGCATATTCGCCGACCTGATCCACCCCATCGGCGAAGCAGCGCAACACCTGCACGGCGCTATTGTTGTTCTTCTCATCATGCCCGTACGCCGGGTCCGCCGACACGATGTAAACACTATCCGAAACGGGCTCCTCCCACATGCGGAACTCGACCTCACGCCGTGTCGTCGCCGAGCGCATGTCGCAGGTCACGAAATCGAGGCCCGGCCAGAACTTGAACGATTGCGGCTTCACCTCCTCGATCAACCGCGCCGAGGCTGCCGTCAGTTTGTCCGCCATGAAGAACGCGGAGCCAGTCTGCTGGAAGGCGTCGTCCTCGACCCACGCTTGCTCCTGCGTCGTGATCGCGTCTTCCGGGTCGTCGTCGTCGAGATCACGGGAGGGATCGGTTTTCCACCTGATCCACGCCAACTGTTCGGGTGTGATCTCCCAGCCGTATTCCTTGGCTACGGCATCCATGCGCTCGTTTTCGCGCTTGTTCGGCGGTTCGGCAGCGTAGACGCTGAACCGGGCGTCAGAGCGCGGGATCGCCTGATTGTCCTTCGACCACCACCCGAGAAACAGCGTGCGCTTGGTGTAGGGATCGTCCTTGGCCTCCTGCCACATGCGATACCACAACTCGTACCCGCGCCCCGTAGATTCCCAGATGTAAAGCCGATCCTCGTGCTCCTCCGACAACGATTGCCGGTAGGATTTGACGCCCTCCTCGCTCGCCCATGACGAGATTTCCGACCCGTGAGAGAGGTTGAGACCGAGCGACCGACCCAACCCGCCGCCCGATCGGCTATTTTTTGTCCCGGCTTGACGAAACATCAGCCACGAATCGTTTTCCAGCACCAGCGCATCGCGGCTATCCGACTTGATGCCCGGGAAATGCAGGCGTTTCGGGAGGTTTTGCAGGGATTCGACGATCTCGCGGCGTGCGGCAGCGGTGTTGAACGCGGAGTCGAACACCAGAGACCCGCGCAAGCCCTCGTGCATCCCGAGCCAGAACAGATCGAGCGCCCGCGTGCCGGTTGAAATCCCAAGCTGACGGCTTTTCAGGACGTAAAATTCGTGAACATCCTCGGCCAGCCCATCGAACACCGTGTCGTAGAACATATGTTGCGCGCGGTACAGATTCTCACCGAGGCGCACCCGCCCGTCCTTCGACGAAATGACGACGTGGTTAAGGAATTCGTAGAAGCCGTCGCGGAACGCAGAGACTTTAGCCGGTGTCCACGCCGTCATGGACCGCTCATCGGTGTGGTGCCCACGGCTGCATCGCCGTCTCGGCCTGTTGCGCCTTAGCCGCCGCAAGCTCGACCCGCGCCTGGACACTCGACCAGAACTGCGGCTGCACCGGCATCGGGTCGGTTGTCAGGAACACGATCGGCTCACCCCCGCCGGGCGGCACGATGACGACGGCGCCGGCAAACTCGGCGGGCTCGATCTTCTCGATCCGCGCCGCCATATCGTGAAAGGGTTGCGATTGCTCGGTCATGCCTCGTCCGCCTCGCCGTACCCGTGAGCATATTGGTTCTGCACGCTCTCACGCAACGCCTGCCCGATCGAAGGGGCATTCATCACCTGCTGCGCAAGTTCGGGCGGGACGCCCGTGTACGTACTCGTTTTGCCGCTGCGCTTCCAGACAACGACGAGCTTCCCGTCCTCATATCCGATCTCCTGGACCGCCGACGAATAGACTTCACGCATCTCCATCGGCTGCCTCCCGGCTGTCGGCAAGCATATCGTGAAAAAGCCGCGCGGTGCTGGCAATCATCCTATCCGCGTCCGCACTTCCTACACGGCCATATTTGGTGCCTCCAAACGGATCAACCGCGACCCATGCTATGCCGCAAATCTGCCCATCGCGAGCAAGTGCCAACAATTCCTCAAGCCTAACAACTACGCGCGGTTCGACCTGAGCGATTGGCGGTGCCGCCCCAAATAACGATGTTACCTTGTCGCTCATCATTCACAGCCCCGAAGCAAACAGCACCGGCAGCGTCAGGATGCGGGTCGCCGGACGCTCCCGCCGCAGCCGGTGCAGCCAAAGAGTAAACAGTCGCTCGCCCATGAACCCGAGGATGCGGTTCTCCCCACCTGCCCACGGTAGCGTCTCGTATACCCTCGGCATGACGCGCCACCAGATCTGCATGTAGTCGTCGAACAAGTCCCAACGCATGACGAACTGATGAAAGGCGGTCAGATAGCGCATCCTGCCGTCGCCCAACCCCTCCTGCCTGGCGACATGGGCGAAGACCTCCCACTCCATCTCGCCGTGGCTGCAGCGGAACTGCTCGGCCAGCGTCATGTCCATCAACAGCGGGCGAGGGGCGATCACGTCATAGCCGATCATCCTCTCCCACAGGTCTTTGTCGCGAGACGCCAGCCATACCTGATACGGCAAAAACACGCCCGCCGATACGTTCATCACCTGCCGCCCCGGATCGGCATTGCACTGATCGCTCAACGAGGCCAATACCGGATGATCGCTGTCGATCATCGGCTGGAACAGGAACAACCGGCGACGACCCTGAAACCCAACGAAATCGTCCGGCGCATTTTTCCATACCCAATAATGGCAGCGCGCCTCCAGGTATTGCTGTTGCAACGCAATGTTGTCGCCCGTCCTGTCGTCTCCGCCACCAACGACGAACCGGGACACGATGCCCGCGCCGTTCAACGCACTACAGTTGTTATGTTCAATTATGTAGACGTGCATTCTACCATTTAACCACTAGCATACCGCGTGTGATCTCTGGCCCTTCTGCCGACTGTATCATCTCTAGTTCTTCGCCCGGAGTGGGATAAACCTCCATAATTTCCCCGCAAACTGAATAAACGATAGGTAGTCCGCGCACATTAGGCGCATCCGCTTTTTTGATATGGCGCATATATTCTTCTGTTATTCTATTAAGACTGTAATTGTGTCCATTTATCACGAACGCCACGCCTCGCCAATGCGCCGGCCACGGATACCTATCTTTCCCCACCTCAAATTTAGTTGGTTCTTCACACACCGGCGATGATCTCCGCCATCTGCTTGCAATGGCGATCCCATGTCCAGTACGAGGCTAATCGATCTTGATACTCGTGTTCCTTTTTATTGGCAGTCTCATCATAAACAAACAGCATAAAGGACGCCATTTGTTCGACCCAGTACCTATCGGTATCCGGCGACACCTTTGAAAGCGCACACAATGGCAAATCGTCCTGCCCATAGATGTGCCGTGCTGCAATCGGCACTCCGCATGCCATCGCCTCCATCGCCACGAAGTTCGTCCCCCCTTCGCAGCGGTTCGGAAACAGCGCCACATCAACCCCGCCGTAAACCTCCGCCATCCGCCAGTTCGGGCGCGGTTCGACGAACTCGAACTGGTGCGGCTTCAACCCGGCGCGCTGCGTCCACGCATGGAAGTTCGGTCGCCCGATGTGCCAACCCGGCGGCGACCCGTACTCCCATCTGCCCTCAAAGTCGGGTGCTGCCCCGAAAGGCGAACCCCAGGCCGCCACCAACACCGCGTCGTCGTGCTTCTCGGCGAACAGCTTGAACGCCTCGATTACGAGGTCTTGTCCCTTTCGCCACTCGACCTTGCCGCCCGAGAAGACGCGGAACCGCCCGTCGTCCCGTTTCCGCCGAACAGAAGGATTGAAGATGATAGGGTCAATCCCCTCGTGGCAAAGAGCCGCCTCCACTCCGAAGCCCGCAAGGACTTCCTGGTTCCATCGGCTTGCAACGACAACAACATCGTACCCCTTGAGTCGTCCGACATTGGCTTCCACCATCTCGACATTCTCGAACACCGGGCACGCAATCGTCGGCCTACCCTGCAACCGCCCGCCGTTGACCGGAACCGCCGCAAGATCGTTCCCCAGCGGCACCAGCAACGGACTCCCGATCCGATGGTCCCCCCGGTTGGGCGCAATGATGTGGGTCTGCACGTCTCGCGATTGCCTCACCCGCTCGCGCAACAACGGCCAGCGCGGATCGTCAAGCGGCAACTCCGCCGTCAGTTCCGGCAAGGTCGAGACCGCCGTTCCGGGCCAGTTCAAGGCATACCCGAGGCCCCGAACGCCCCAGCCGTGACCCGACGCGATCGGCCACGCGAACAGAACCTCGTCGGACCTCACGTCTCGCCCGCCCTCAGTAGGGCAATGCAAAGCGCGAGAGGCAATGTCGCACCCTTGGCGATGCGCAAGGAACCGACCGAGGCGCACGGGATGCCTCGATCCACGCCAACCGCCCACCCCACGTCTTTAGGCATCCGCATCACCAGCACATCGAGCGATGTCGTGAATGGTTGGGTTCCAATTGAGACCATTGCAACCGGACCAGCTCCATCGTTCGGTTCCTGCCATGCGTCCGGCCCCGGACCTACGTTTGAATAGCCGATCGCCTGCATCATGGCCCGATCCAACTCGTGGTTCCCCACGGGGGCGGTTTCCAATCGCGCGATCAATCCTTCGTTCATCACACCGGCACCCCGGACGCCAACTCGACCCACTCCCCGTTGCCCTCCTCGACGAACCGATCCACGTCGATCCGCATCTTCAGCCACGCATCCTTCATGTGCTCCGGCGCTTTCTCGCCCGGCCCCTCGTCGTAATCCGACCCCTTCACCATCGGCGTCCGGCCCGCAAACGGCGTCACGTCCGACCCGCGACAGACCACCCTCACGTCCTCCCGCGTCGGCGTCACGAACCGCGTGTAGGCGATCTGCTGCCACCCGCGCTCGCGACAATCCTTCACCCCCTGATCCAGACTCGCCGCCACGAGGTAGACCACGCGCATAGGTTCAATCACGGCTGTCCCTTATCCTCCTCACACCGAATACACTTCCCCGCGACCAGCAACGCGCCGCACGCACAGTGAGCGATGCCATCGGCTTCCGAGCGGCGGCGCTTCTCCTCATTCTCGATCAGAAACCGCAACAACGGATTTGCCGTTTTGTAAAGATCCGCCATCTCTTCCCAGGAGAGCCAGTCATTCGCCCCCTTCATCGCCGCGTCATCCCGTAGCCAGCCGCCGCGTCCCGCATGATCTCGTCCAAAATCGGATGCAGCACTTCGTCCGTATCCTCAACCGTCTCATCCCCAAAGAGCAAAAACGGAATCCTCATGTAGTCGATGTTGTGCCGCCGCGCCATGTTCGGAGCCACCCGCGACACGATCACCCGCCGCCGGCTTTGGTCGTGCATCCCGAAGCCGCGAAACTCGCGCTGGTATTCCGTCTCGATCGGCTCCCTCATCCGCAGCTTGCGGTCCCGATGCTCGCTGAAAAACACCTTATCGGCCAACTTCGCCGCCGCAGGGATGACCGGATTGCCGGTCTCCGCACGTTCAGGAAGCATCGCGGGCCTCCTGCCGCTCCATACGCCGCAGCGGCAATGTTTCACTTGTCATACCCATACCCTAGATGTATGATGGCCGAAGTTGAGGAGATCGGCCATGCAATCCATCCTTTCGGATGTCCACTATCACAGCGAAGAGGCGGCTTACGCCTACGTCGAAGCGCGGATTTGGCCGGATGGTCCATCGTGCCCGCATTGCGGTAACGTTGATTCTAACCGCATCGGTAAGCTGAACGGCAAGACCACCCGCATCGGCCTCTACAAGTGCTACGCCTGTCGCCAGCCCTTCAACGTCAAAGTCGGAACCATCTTTGAAAAGAGCCACGTTC